TTCGGACCTAACTGGTCCATTAAATGTTGTGTTAGCCATTTTATTCTCCTAAAAGAAAGTATCTATCATCTTGGCAAGTCTGCTAGGGCAGTTGATAGATTAATTAAAAATTCCCTAGATTAAAAAAAAAGGGGGAACATAAGCTCCCCCTAAGTGTTCTTACGAACTACCTGGTGAACCATAGATACCAAGCGGATCGGATACTCCAAAGGAATATCTTTCTCTAGCTTTATATCTAACATTACCAGTTTCAAAATCACCATCCATAGATGTTGTCATCGGTGCTCTGACGAAATGCTTCATGCCGTCTGGAACATCAGTAGTGATAAAGAAAGCATTAGTATCAGTTAAATAATGATTAACTGAATAGCCTTCTGGAATCACTCCATTAGTTTTTACCGCATTGATGTCATTGTCAGCCGTTCCAACTCTATAGTCACTTTGTAAAAGCCTAGTAGCAACAAACTGAAGTTCAGATGGTACTATTAGTTTTTTAGCTCGTGCAGCAATTTTAAGACCTCTTTCATCAGTATATTTACCAATTTGGATGATCGCATCTTCTAAAGATGTTTCATTCAAGTCAGCTCCTGTTGTAGGTCTATTGCTGTTAGTTCCGCCACTTACAAGTGGATGAGCTGTGCTAAATAAAGCAACCCCATCGCCTGAAGTAAATGCAGTGCTAAATCCATTGTTTAATGGAAATGCTCCTTTTACTTGCTTTGTGTAAGCCATTGCACGAGCTAGTGCTTTAGTATATCTAGCTGACAAAGAAACATATAGATTATCTTCCATAGCTTCCTCTGTAACTGAATATCCCATTGCGATAGTTTCGTGTGTGTAACGAGCCACAAAAGATTCTTGAGCAGTATCATAACTGATAGTTGATCCTTCATTCTTTACAGGTGCTGCACCGAAGCCAGATAGTTTTAGTTCTTCCTCAAATGATCTCTCGGAATTCTCTGAAACATAAATTTCTTCGTGCTCGTTTTCGTAATTACCATACTCTTCACCAAACAAGGCGTTAAGTCCAGGTAATAGTTGCTTGAGCTCATTAGCTCTTGATATAGCTGCCATTATTTACTCCTTAGCCTATACCAGTTGTGTTGAGCAATTGATGCCCTACGTTAAACATTACAAGTACATCAGTAAACTCATCGCCAATTGCACTATCAGGACCATCGACAAAGTCGATAATCTTTAGTGGTAGTGTGGCGGTATTAGCTGCTGTACTCCCATCTACGCTGTTTTTACTGTTTCCAATAGTTGTAGTTCCTGCAGTTTGCACGATAGCACAATTCTTGCCCAAGTCATCTTGAGTAAGAGATTCATCGCCTTGCATTTGCATGATTACAAAAGGATCAGTAGCAACATACGCAACAATATCATCTGCAGCTATTGAAGCTGGAAAATATTGATTTGGTGTGAATTGACCTGTAGTAGGATCAGTGTAAGCACAACCAAGGAAAACACCAATTGGTGTTAAAGTCGTAGTACCAGTATCTTTTTGGATAGTAGTATTAGGATTGTCATCAGCTAACTTTACAATATCGCCATAGAATATGTCTGTACCATATGCATTTTTGATTTTGTAATGTGTAACTTTTCCTTGATAAGGGCTTCCAACGATAGTACCAATAGGTCTGCTCCCATAGGGAGTTGCTGTGGTTGACATAATTGTCTCCTTATTAAATTAATAAAAAAAGATTCTAAGAATCTTTCCCAAAAGTTGTTCTCGATTTACGCTCAAACACTTGTTTGGTCGCCATTCGATTGTCTTGGTCTTTAAAATAAGTATTATCAACAGAATCTACTTGAGAAGCAGATAGTTCACTAAAGTGCTTATCTCTAGCTATCGCTCTCTCTTGTGCCATCTTACATAATAATTGTCCGCCTATTTCTATGTGACCTTTCTTTGCCCATTCTGAGTTGTGATCCTGCATTTGTATTTGAAGTTCTGGATGATCTTCAAGTCGGACTGGCTTCCACCCTTCCCTCATTCTTCTAGAAACATTTGGATTATCAGTCTGCCCTAATAGGGTAGTTCTAATCCATCTGAATACCCATCCGTCTTGCGGATCAGGCTCTGGAAGATTACCTGCTGCATCCCAGCTCATTGGTCTTTGATCGATTTCTCGACTATCTAAACTCCTTGGAGTACGCACTTGTTCTTCAGGAGAGTCAGTTTTAACTTCCTTATTAGATGTATCTTTATCTGACATATTAAATCTCCTTTAATAATTGGTTTGCATACTGCTCAGGACTTATACCAAGTTGTCGTGCTAATTTAACTTGTGTCTGAGTCAGACGTACTTGCGAGGGTTTCTTATTTCCGCTATCCCTCGTGGCGGATGCAACAACTGTTGAAGGTTGTCGTTTTGTTGTTCCAGCTTCACTGACTACTTCTGCAGTCTGATCTACTTGAACTCCAAAGAAATTTGGGTATTCATTACGCATATTTTTATCTACTTCTGCGTAATATTTTTGTGAATCTTCTTCAGGATTTATTCCCTGATTACGAAGTCTTTGATCAATGGTTAAAGCATATGAACTCATTTCTTGATGTTCAGGTACTGTACTCATAAACCAAGGATTTTTACTTGACCATGCTTTCATATCAGGATCAAGTTCTTGTTGTTGTGTTGCAGGTTGTTGCACAGGCATATTTTTAGTAACTTCTGCTTGTACATTTTCTGCCATGTTATTTGACTGTTGTTCTGCAAGAGTAGCTCTAGCTATCATCTCTTGTGCTTTAGTCATAGCATCAGCATCGCCTTCTTCGTAGGCTTTCTTAAATTCTGCTTGAGCATTTTGTTTTGCCCACAAAGCATTGTTATGTGCTTGTTTGTTTAATACTTCACCACCTTGTTCAACCATAGCTTGTAGCCTTTGGTTTTCTGACATCATGGTTTGCAATCTTGCTACAGCTTCTTTAGATTCTCTTGCTGCTGCTTCTTTTGCTCTTCGCTCTTCGTGGTATTCGTATTTAATTTTAGATATGCGATCAGCAGCTCTTTTGCTGTAATCAGCTATTTCTTTGTCAACTACATCGTCATCTACTTCTGGAGAAGCATCTTCTGCTTTTGCAGGTCTACGATCTTCTTCTGGAGTATCATCAATAATAGTAACTTCTAAGTCATCTGGAATTTTATTATCTATTTCAGTTTGCTTACCAAAGAATTGATCTTCTTGTGTTTGTGGAACAACACCTTCAAAATCAGGCTCTTCATTAATTATTTCTGCTTTACTCATGCTCTTACTACTCCTGTTGGATCATCGACCACCGCTTCCACAGTGTCATCATTTATTAAACGAAATTCTTGTCCATACATTTTCATGCGAGTTCCTGAGTAAGCTCTAAAAACAACCCAGTCACCTTCTTTACACCAAGGTCCGCTTGGAAACCTTTTAATGTCGTTGTAACATTCATTGCCTAGTTTTAAAACATATCCACAAATATTACTTACTTCTTCATCTCTAAGAGTTGTAGTTGCTTTTATAATACCGCCATCAGTTTTTTCGTCTACTCTAGGCATAGCTATAAGAATCTTCCACCCTTTTGGTTCAGGTAGTTGGCTTTTTATATTTTCTTCTACGACAGGAGTTTCAACGCTTTCTGGTTCTGGAATGTTTATTTTTTCCTTTTTACTCATATTTTTATGCACGACTTTAGGAGTCGAGTTCCTATTGTTCGAGAACCCTTTCAATATAATCTAGTAGTTCTCTTTCTGCGAGGGCAATCCCCTCGATAATACCAACCATTTTTTGATAATCAGGAAAGTCTTTACAAGCTCCTGTAGCAATATGATCAGCGTGTTCATTCATCATACCACGATACTTTAACTTCAGATGTTCTGAAAGTGATAGCTCAGTGATTTCATTTGTCATACTAATCGCTATCTTTAATCATATTATTAGCTATGTCAACACCTGTTTTAAAATCTTCTATTGATTGTTTTGTTTTTAAAGTTTCTTGTGCTATCAAATCACTAGCAACTTGCTGTCCTATTTTAACACCAGCTATTTCTTGTTCTTGTTTAAGCCTAGCTTCTTGTATTTGTTTATTTGATGCAGCTTTAGTAGCATCAAGTAATAATCTGCCTTCATCTATTTCTATTTTAGCTTTTGCTTGTGCTTCTTTAATTGCGACTTCTTTTTCTTTAGCTTGAATGAGTGGGTCTTTTTGTTGCTCTTGTACTCTTTGTTGTTCAGCTTGAGCTTGTGAAGTACCTAATACTCGCTTGGCTGCTTCTGCTACAAGGCTTGATATACGTTTCTCAACATCTGCTGGTAATGGCTCACCTTCTGGTGGTAACTCTACGCCCATTTCTTCTTCAACTTCTTTTCTGTATTGCATTGATAAATGCTCATTAATATAAGCTGAACCTGCAGCTAGTATTGAAGGTGCATTTGGACTCTGACCTACAAGTTGTTGTATTTGTGGGTCTTGCTGTGCTGATGTAACTACAGCAATGTGTGCTTCATGATCTTGATCAATGAATGCTTTGACTGGTTTTCCATTAATAATATTTTGTACTGCAGTAACTGGGTCAACTGATTTAACATCATCAATATCAGGAATGATATCTTCTACATCTTCAATGCCTAATACATTAAGCATCTGTCTATGTAGTTCAGGTAAGTTATACATATCAGGAGCAGACTGAGCTAGTTGCATAGCTGCTTGATATTGCATAATTCTTTGAGCCATTGTTGCTGCATTAGGATCAGATACTGGTAGTACATCTACTCTGTTATCAAAATCTTCTGCTTTAATATCTTCTCCTTCATCTGTTTCATAAGGATAAGAAGGGTCTGTAAAGTCTTTTACAATGCCAACTAATATATCAAACTCTTTACGCATTGAAGCGTGAAGTCTAGATTGCACAGCACTCATAACTTTTTGATTTCTTTCTAGCAATGCTAGTGTAGTTCCAACAGGTGCATTGTTGCTCATATCAGATACTTTCATGTCTGACATACTGGCAAACCTTCTGCCTTCTTCTACTATGTTTCCTAACAATGCAAATAATGTAGACGATGGTTCTTTGTATGGTAAGAATGTAATGTTGTCTCTAATAGCACCACCTGGTACATCAACATCTCTAAATTCTCCAGGCATGATAGGAGTATCATCTCCCTTAATTCTGAGTCCTCTAGCTTTTAAACCACCAGGTAAATTACTTAAAGTACCTGCATCTACTAATTGTCTTAGTATAGATGTAGCTGACTTGGCTAATCCTCCTACCATATGTATCAAACCAAACCCATAGAAACCTAATCCTGGTAAGTATTGATAATGTACAAAGTGCATTCTTCTTAACTT